GGACTATATTTATGCACAAAGGCGATATAAGGATCAGGAAGCATCTTATAAACGACAGCTTGAAGAACTGAATCTTGCTTTTCAGGGAATCCGGGAAGAAAAGGATGAAGATAATCCGCTCCTGAAGCGCCTGCTTTGCTTTCGAGACAAGGCAGAATTGACGCCGGAAATGGCCATGGAACTGATTGATAAAATTACGGTTTACAACAGCGCGTCTTTTCACATTGACTTCCGATTCCAGGATGAATACCAGCAGTTACAAAACCGTCTGGTCGCCGAAAAGGAGGCGACCCGTGAATAATTCCTATTTGATTATCCTCTATATCCGTATTTCTGTGGAAGATACCGACAACCATGAGAACGGCAAGGATGAGAGCAACAGCATCTCCAATCAGAGAGAACTCCTGAAAAGCTTTGTACAAAGCCAGTCGGAATTTGAAGGCTGCCATACGATAGAGCTGTGTGATGACGGCTACTCCGGCACAAACATGAACCGTCCGGCTTTTACAAAGCTGCTTGAAATGGTGAAGCAGGGTCAAGCAAACTGCATCATTGTCAAAGACTTCTCCCGTTTCGGCAGAGATTATTTGACCGTTAGCGATTATGTGGATCAGATATTTCCCTTTATGGGCATACGTTTTATCTCCGTCAACGACCGTTATGACAGTGCAAAATGTAATGGTGCCACCAGCGGGGTGGATATGGCGTTTCGCAACGTGATTTATGGCTATTACAGTCAGGATTTATCGGTTAAGGTAAAGAGCGGAAAAAGGGCAAAGGCGGAAAACGGGGATTTTCTAAGCCCTTTTGCACCAATCGGCTATCAGAAAGCTCCAGATGACAAAAATCAGATCATTTTGGAACCGGAGGGCGCAAAAATCGTCCGTCGGATATTCCAAATGGCTGGAGCTGGCATGACAGTCATGCAAATCGTCCGCCAACTCAATACAGAGCAGATTCCAACAGCCAGTGAGCTGAAAAACGAGGCTGGATTGTACCATAAATGGTGGAATGGCGTGGGCAGGATGAAGACATGGGACAGTTCAACCGTGACCAATATTCTGCGTGATGAACGGTATCTTGGAAAAAATGTTTTTGGAAAGCGTCAGCGCATTGCGGTTGGAAGCAATCAGTCGCAAAAGGAGGCCAAAAGCAACTGGATAATCGTGGAGAACTGCCATGAGCCAATCGTTACGGAAGAAGAATTTTCAGCGGCTAATACAGATCCGCGGGAATTTACTGCAAAGGAGAGAACTGCTTCTGCCATCCATCTGTTTAGCGGGAAATTGCGCTGCGGAAACTGTGGGTATTCCCTTGAACGCAGCAAAAATCCAACGCCGCGTTTTTACTGTACGACTCGGCGTAAAGTTGCGGATTGTAATTGCATGACAGGATATATCACGGAAAAAGAGATTTCAGAAACCATTTTGTCTGCTGTTCGTATTTATGCCCGCACCCTGCTGGATGAGAAAACATTACTGAAAAAAGCAGAAACCAGCGGACGTATCACCCTCTTGCATAGACAGCTTGCAATTCTGCAAAGCAACATTACCGGGTTGAAGGAACGAAAAGCACAACTATACGACCTGCTTGCAGCACAGGAAATCAGCAAGAAAATATTTCAGGAAAGGCAGGACGCACTTTCCCACCAGCAGAAGGAGGCGGAGCAACAATACGAGACTTCTCAATCAGAATTGGCTCGCCTGGAACGCATTATTTACACTGATCAGATACAAGAAAAGACGCTAAGAAACTATCTAAATATCAATGCGCTTACCCGAGAAATTGTAGAGTCATTGATTGACTGCACCTATGTGTATAACGATAAATCCATTCACATTCAGTGGCACTTTGGAAACAATATCAATGAATAGCAGAAAGAGCATCCCATTTTTTTGCAGGGGTGCTCTTTCTGCCATTTGGCATATAGTCCTGTATCTAAAAAGTTTCACGTTTTTTAAGTCTTCCTCTTGACACGAGGTGACGACGGAATCAGCGGCACCACCTTCGACCGTCCGGGTTTTAAACGGATGCTGGCGGAGGTAGACGCGGATCAGGTCGGAACGGTGATCGTGAAGGACTTGTCCCGGTTCGGGCGAGACTATGTCACCGTGGGATTTTATACGGAGACAGTTTTTCCTGAGCATAGTGTCCGATTTATTGCGATCAACAACGGAGTGGACAGTGCAGTGGGTGAAAACGATACGATGCCGTTTATCAATGTATTCAATGAGTGGCATGCACGGGATACGTCCAAAAAGGTTCGCGCGGTCAAGGAGTATCAGGGTAAGTCCGGCGAACATCTCTGCACGATTCCTCCATACGGCTACCGAAAAGATTCGGAAAGTCCTAAAAAGTGGATCGTAGACGAAGAAGCCGCAAAAGTTGTCCGCTGGATCTTCGCACAGTGTATGGATGGCTATGGGCCTTCTCAAATTGCCAGAATGCTGAGAACGCAGAAAGTTTTAACCCCCTCCGCGTACTGGCTTGCAACGGGCAGACGCCCAACGAGAACTCCCAAAGATAACTATGCGTGGGTGCAGAGGACCATATCGGATATCTTAGGCCAGAGAGCCTACACTGGCTGTACCATCAACTTCAAAACCTATCGGATATCGTACAAGGATAAGAAAACTCGTCTGAACCCTCCAGAAAAGCAGTTGATTTTTGAGGACACGCAGGAAGCCATCATCGATAAGGTCACCTGGGACCGGGTACAGAAGATCCGTAAAAACAAGCGCCGTCCCACCAAAACCGGTAAGAGCAGTATTTTTTCCGGCCTGCTGTTCTGCGGAGACTGCGGTGCAAAGATGTACTTCAACACCTGTAACCACTTCAGCCCGAATCAGGAGTCTTTTGTCTGTGCCAACTCCCGGAAGAATGTAAATCCCTGCTCAACACACTATATCCGTGAGCATGTCTTGCATGACCTGGTGCTGGAGCATCTGCGTCAGACGCTGCTCTCTGCCAGAGCGGATGAGAACGAATTCGTTCGGATGCTTGGAACACAAGCGGTAGCGGAGCAGAAAAAAGAGCTCTCTGCAAAGCGTCGGGAACTTGCAAAAGCACAGGCACGGGCTTGTGAGTTGGATCGTCTGTTTCAACGAATTTATGAGGACAACGTCAACGAAAAGCTGTCCGATGAACGGTTCGCGAAGCTGTCCGATACCTACACCACCGAGCAGAAGGAGCTGGAAACAAGGATTACGGCACTGAACGAAGAGTTGTCTCAGCAGGAA